CCCCCACATGCACGCTGGCTAGGCGTGAGGGGCTTGACTCACCACGGGGAGACCTCATGTGGTGCACCTTTGATTGCCGACAGGCTTAAGGTATCCCCATACCTTAAGTGAGACACAGCAGACTGCCACTGTCCTTGCCCCCACCTAGGGTGGGGTACACTGCGTCCTGCCGACGAGGGGAGCCAACGTTTGGGCCACTTCATAGGTCGCTCCTGGCGAAACCACTCACCTAGGGCGACCACAGAAGGCTCGCCTAGGCCAGCGGTAAAGACCACGGCCGCCTTACGGATAAAGGGGGACACTAAATCCGCAACGAAGGGGGGAGGAAAGTTGGCGCCCGGTATCTGCATAGATAACCATGTGAAGTAGTCTACATGGTAATCGGCAGTCTCCAGATCGAAGGGCGAGAAGTGGTCGAGATAAACCGCTCTCGACATCTGGCCGCTTAAGGAACCCCGAAACTTATAAGGAATCAGGGAAAGCTGAAGCGCATCCTCGACTGGCCGGGCAGGTAAGCCCAGAGGGAAACGGTAGGAGAGAAAGGGGAGAGACGTACGAGTATCAGTTGTTGAAAACTGACCCTCGTACGCCGACCCTGGCTTGGCTACAAAACCCCACCGGGAAAAGGCGAGAGCTATAAACTCTTCCTTCGCCAAAGGTAGGCCTTTGTACCCCTGCACAAAGTCGTCCCCATACACGCGACGTACATTTTGCCGGGGGGCCCGAGGGCCCTCCATCGTAACCTCCAGATCCACAAGTACGAGCCAGTTGACAATAGAGTCAACAAGCGACGTAAAAGGAGACCCAGAGGGTACACCTTTGCACAACGTGTACACCCAACCGCCTGGCACCACAATACGCTTAACGAGGAAGTGGGATATGAACCGAAGGAAAACGTTGTCAAGCCACGCGTCGTCTCCGAAGAAACACGCGCGCATGACACCGAAAGCCGCAACGATCATATCCTCCCTAACTCGAGAGTCGAAGCCCGACCAGTCATAGGCCTTACAATGATCGAACTTCCGAAGAGGATCGAGCAAACGCCTATAACCTAGCCCCGAGAACTTAGACCCGATCATGATGTCCCCCCCAACCTTGGCCAACATATCAGTAAGCGGCTGAGAGAAAGCCGACTCGAGCAGAGCAGAGGGGGTTTCTGGCATAAGAACTAACCGGGACTTCAAAGAAGCACCCGGTTGAGCACCTAAAGCATACTTCCCCCTCCCTCCGCAGGCCCACAAGGACAGGTCCGGAACAAAAGTGTTCCGGGCGTCCTCATAGGCTGAGCAGGCTAACTCCGCCGAGACTGCATACGCAGACTTCCGGTTGGAGCCAACACGAGAAGAGACGATACCGGGATAGGCCGATGGATTAACCTTAACCTGCCGCACCGCGTCGACAGATGGTTGAGGAATGCGAGAAAGTTTAAGAGACTTCCACCCCGCACCAAGGGCTCGAGCTAAGTCGCCCGCAGAGCCGCACCCAACATTGGGCTCGGATGCTGTGACGAGGGCAGGCCTCGAGGTCTCCCAAGAGGCTCCCACGTTACAAGCACCCGGCGCAATGTGAACGAGTAATTCCGGCTGGCAGGTCGAAATATACTCGAGGGCAGGCCCACGGGGAAGAATAAACTTTTGCGGTCTAGTACCAGACGGAAGCTCAAGGCGTCCGTCAAGCCGAAGGCAAGTGGTACTAGGGACCGGCGCATCCTCACGGAGCGCCTCTAAGACAGTAGCAGGGTCGGACCCTGAAGACCACTTCTCAGAGGAAGGGCGCTCCTCCACCACGCGAATTGGATTGGGTGTTCCGGCTACCCAAGACACCGTCTTGATATCCCTCTGGGGCGGGGATACCTTCCTGAGCCTCAGCACTTCGGAAAGGGCGAGAACAGGAACACGCGCAGGTGTCATGGGTAGGGAACGCAAAGCAGCTAACAGGGCGGAAGCCTGACGCGACGCAAGCGTCGGGGGGCGGACCTCTGAAGCTACTCGTGCCCGAGCAATTCGTTGGTTAAGGTAGGCATATGCAAGTTTACTTTGTGTCTCCAAAGTATAGCCTTGCACTTCCGAATATGTGCTACCATTCTGTACGGCACGCCGTATTCTTGTAGACCAGAATGTGTGGGCTTGTCCCCCCACATGGGCTCTCATGCTATCGCACGGGACCTTTTGTAGCACACTCCCACGAACAGCTTTCCACTTCCGCGCTACCCGGGAGACAGTAGCGAGAAGGGTTCTTCTATCCATCAGACGAGCCCCGAAGAACGGAGGAAGCTCGCCTTCCAAAGGCAGTACAAGTTTAAAAGGGAGCCTCGCCGCGACGCGCAGCAGCTACCCACTCCCTACGAGCTGCAAGCAGCTCTGCCTTGATGCGCTCAGCCCGCGCAACGGGGTCCGCTTGTGACTCGATTCGGATCTGAGCAGCCAGCGGAAGCTGCTCATATCCGCCCTCTAAAGCGAGGGCCAGGGGGGTAGCCGCCCTGTCAAGGGCGGCGGAAGCGGAGGCGTTAACACGGCGGATCTCCGTGTCGTACCGTTCTGCCGCAGCAGAAAGAAGGCGCGCGGCCTCCGCTCGGGCCTCCCTGCGGAGGCCCCGTGCAGACTGGGAGTCTGCCCACTCCGACGCGGTGAGCCCCGCGTCTTTCCAGTCGTCCGGGAGCCCGCGCTCCCGGGCACGCTCTTGGCGGTACTCAGAGTACCACCCCCGGACGTGAGGGGACCCCAGAAGTTTATTAACCGCCTCTGGGGAGGCGGTGGTCCGAAAGTGAGAGTTGAAGGCATCGACCAATGCCTTCAACTCGGTGTCAAGTGATGAGGTATTTCCCGACATCACGGCGGGGTGGAC